CCCAGCCTCGCTACACAGGTCTACCATTTCGCGCCCAGTAATGCCATCCTTTGGACATTAATTAAGCAGAGTGGTCCCGAAAAAAAAAAAAAAAAAAAAAAAATAAAAAACAGTGAAAAAGGGGGTCAAGAGAAAGTTTGTTAGGAGAAAATAAGGTTTTTCATGGTGGTAGAACATCGGTTGAAGCCGACTATCACTGCTGAAGGCCAAAAAATACAAAAAAACAGGCGAAAAAAGAGGAGGGGTAACCCTCCCAAATAAAAACACAACCCGCTCACTCCTTGTCAACGCGATGGATGCGTCTGACCCCGGTTATGAAATCGTCGAGCATACGAGAGATAGTACCCTTAGGGGGTTTGACTATCTTCTCTCGTCGGACATCAACTTTCCGAGGAAGAAGAACTCCACCGCTTTTAAGACGGACGGGGAGAGAGGGGGGAGAAAAAAGAATTCGTTTTTTTTCGGCGAATCTAGGTGTGTCACCTAACTCCGTGAAGCGAGTCTTTCGCTGGAGTAACGGGTGATCGCACATCCACGTGCTGGTACAGTCCTCATCTGAGAGGATCACCTCTGGATAGCGAGAAGAAAAGTATTGATAAGCTTCTGCCGGCCAGAGGAACTGCCAGTACGTCTCGACACCTAGATTCTTTTTTTGAATTGGAGTGGGCACTCCCTTTGTTTCGCGGAGAAAGTCTGCTTTGTCAACGATGCACTGATAAGGGCCACCGCAAATAAATGCGTCCTTGATCAGTGGGTGAGGTGCACCTTTATGAAGAGGTACACCTTCCCATGCATCGACAAACTTTCTTTTTTCCATCCGTCCCCACTGAGCTATCATATCGTAAGCCTCAGGCAGGGGCGGATTTGCCACAACAACGTCAGGAGTCCGTTTAACTCCCATTTCCTTTGTAGGGGCGGGTCCCAAAAAAATCGCGCGGCGGAACCAAGACTTCCGAAGAAGGTACTGAGTGGTACGCTTAGGGAGATCAGCAACGCACAAAGGTCTCAGAGAGATCTCGTGCCTCATTGCGACATTAAGGATCCACGCCTGGACATCCCGGCGTAAACCCTTAATGCTGTTGCATACGTCTCGAAGCATACCATCAGCCTGTTTTTGGAAGGGTCGGAGGAAGCTAAGCACAGGTTTGGGATTTAAACCCTTTCTCACAGAGGAGCAAGGTTGACTGTTCAAGTCGGCCCAGTGATCCTCAATACCTGTCTTAGATTCGTTGACCACTAATCCGTAGGATCCGGTTATCTTACGCCAAAGCGCAAAAAAACTTTCATTTCCTGGGAATAAGCAGTCGTCCCC